CATCTAATGCAGAAGGTGGCCCTGTCGCATGAACCCTGAACTAGACAATATGTCTTACAAGCAGTGGCAAGCAGAGCGACAAGCACATTGGGACAATATGAACCGCTTTGGTGCTAATGTATCCATTGCAGACTCTAGAGTAAGTGATGATTACTTTAACAATTTAGGTACTTACATCGCTCAGAGGCAAGAAGAGGCTATACCCGTTGCTGGTGAGGGTGGTATGCAATTCTTGCAGGGTGCTTCATGGGCCGCACGATTAGGGGCTAGGTTTTTCCCGCCTGCTAGTTTCTTAGCCTTTTACATCGATACCGTCATTATAGTTGCTGAATTAGAAGGTTACTAAGGTTGGCAGTTAAAGCAGATGATAGACAATAGTTCAGCATCATCGAAATAGTAACTACATTCACTTTCAGGTTTACTTTTACCACACTTGTCACAGATTAGATACAACATCATTGTTCCTCCTCGAATGCAATACACTTGTGGTCGTAGAATGTTTCTATTGGATGATGCTTGTTGCAATATCTGCAATACCTAGTATTTGTTTCAGATTGATTTCTTTCTGACCTTAACTGATCTCTTACCCACTGTGAGAAGTTAGGTTTCTTTTTTGCTAACTCCCAAGTTGTAGCATCTAGGCTAACATTGATTGGCCTCATTCTTCCACCATCCAATGTTGCAAAGTATTACGAGAATCATAAATCCTATGTAATCCCCAACTACATTTCGAACATTGCCACTCTTCGAATAGCCAACTCCAAACATAAGAAACTGGTTCACAAAGTGTATTCTCCAACTCATCACAGAAATCTTCTTTACACTTCATTCCTCTTCTTCCTCCTTTCTTTCATCAATCATTTTTTGATGGAATTCCATCCAAATTTCAGGATAATTCATTTGAATATAATCCACAAATCTATTCATTCTTCTCCCTCCGCAATTAGAATATCAATAAATGATCTGTATAATTTCAATTGTTCTAAAGGCAATTGACTAAGTTCTCTAAAATACATCTTATTTTTCACGCTTTTCATGGGGTTTTGTTCTTCCATATTACTAGGTAGGAATGATTTGCATATAAATCTATGCGCACGCATAGCAAAAAAAGGACAGTTTACTTTTTTCACTAAGGTGTTTATACACCTGTTGTAGTGTTAGGGTGGTTAGGGCGGGGTCGGAACAAGTCTCCGGGACTCGCTACGCTCGCGAAGATTAAGTCACGGTTTACTTTATACACCGCCTTAGTTTAGCGAAGCACATGGCAAACGCTAAGACCAAGGAATTTGAAGTAATGATTGAACTAGGAGTTACTGCTACGGCAAGTACTACTGCATTGGATATGACTGATTATGTGGACATCGCCGACAACGAAGCGTTCGAAGTACACGAAGTTGATATCATTCTAGATCCAACAGTAGCAGTAAATGGTTTGGGAGCGCCAGTTGAAGCAATCTTTCAACTAGCAGACTCAAACATTCAGGCATTTGTTTCTCATGCAGACAGAACAAGTTTGTATGTAGATCGCCAACTTTGGGATGCTCTAACACTTCAGTATTCTTTCCAAGATTCATTTAGTTCACTAACTCCATTGATTGTTAGTAAGACAATCTTTTGCAGACATGACCACGATTTAGCAGGACAAACGCTAGACTTTACTCTACGCATTAAAGGACGCATCGTCAAACCATCCGCTAAGGATTACATGGCACTTGTACTTACCCAGACTGGCAATGTTGCTTGAAGGTGATCTACTTGGTAAAAGTAGAAGGCACTCTCGATGAACTTCGAGAACTGTTTGTAGAAGGTGCTAAGAGAGAAGCCCGCAAACAAGCGAAAAAGGCAGGTGCTGATGTTGTTCGTTCTACTGCTAAAAAAACTCGCAAGGTGGTTAAGTCTGCTTGGCAGAGGTATATCGGGCAGAAGAAGAATCAAGTTAGAGTTAAGTCTGGAAAGCGAAAAGGAATGCTTGACCTCGCAAAGATGTCAAAAGCCTACAAGCGACAACAGAAGTCTAAAGGAAGGAAGTGAAGAAGTTGGCACAAATCGTAGACGAAAATACTAGGATTATTGATGTTGACTTTGGAACATTGCAAACACAAATCGGAAGAGCAGCAGACGCTGCCGATCCAACTTCAGTTGTTCTTGCCCTAAATGGTACAAGTGATTTACTAACTTCAGTTCCCGCCGGAGCCCCCGGTGGGGGTTCTTACATTCAATACAAAAGGGTAGATTTGTCTTTTATGTTAAAGAATAACGAGATGATGATGCCAATCAATGTAAACTCTCAACGCACATCACCTGTTCCTTTGGGCTCCGCACAAAATGGTGCTACATTTAATCAGGTCGAAGAGTACATTTACATTCTTACTAGACCACTAAATAATGAATTGTTACTAAATGCTAGGCTAAACTTTGAGTATCAAACAATGAGAAACCTAGGATTAGATGGTTGTGACACTTTGTCAACTGATCTAAGCGATGATTCAGGTCTTCCAAATCAAGCACAGTGCGTTTACGCAGAGAAAAGAATCTATCAATCAAACATGTCATTATTAGCATCACAAGCAAATGGACAAATTGATTCTAATTCTACCGCGTACCTAACTTTAGAAGGTCAAATGACACTTGCTTCGGTAAGTAGTTGGGGTTCAATGGGTGGTATTACTGGTCCTAACCTGCATTGCTACCGCGTAGTATTAGATTATGGTCAAACAATTCCTGCTGACCCTGATGTTAAACCATTTAATTTCATTGGATCTACAACTCGTACATGGCCGCCAGTTAATGTTTCATTCTTATGCAAGGATCCTAACTTTAGTGAAGGCGAATATATTACTCGCTTGGCTAATGCAATGTCATCTAATGCAGAAGGTGGCCCTGTCGCATGAACCCTGAACTAGACAATATGTCTTACAAGCAGTGGCAAGCAGAGCGACAAGCACATTGGGACAATATGAACCGCTTTGGTGCTAATGTATC